GACGTAGTTGGTTCGCCAAAGAGACTAACAACCTGCTGCTTTGTAGTCACCCCCTTTGAGATGCTCGCTAGTTTAGTTTCATCGAAGTTTTTCCCCATATAAACACATCCAGCCAAGATAATAGCAATTGCAGGGATCAATATTTTTTTCATATAAGTTCCTTTTATTAAATTAAGCCCGCTTTTTTTCTGGCTTCTTCGAGGTAGTCCTCATCGGTTTTTTCTGGGCCGAGATCTAATGGTTGCTGTCTTTGCCATTCCTTCAGCTTATTGCTAAGCGCGTAGATGATTTTATCAAAATTCTTTTGATGCCTATGCGCCCCTGTCACGTTTACTCCAAGCTTAAGTGAAGAATCAATACCAACAATACATGACTTCTCTCCATCGGCGTTAACCACGATAGAGACATTTTCACCCCATGAAAAAAGTGAGATGCCCGCACTAACGGAAACTCTACGTAAAATGTCGTCTTTTTGCTTTATAGACATCCCGACCTCTGGAATTGCCTCAATCAGTTTTTCATAGGCAACATCAGCCGGAAATGGAAATATTTGCTGTGTAGATTGACTGGCGAAACTCATATCCCTATCCCCCACATAAAAAGATGGTCAAATCCTACCATCTGTTGACGACGAGGTCAGCAGGAACGACAAAACCCGCAGTTAAGCGGGTTTGATTGTCACTACGGAAATTTGTAGTTAGAAAATTTTGCGAAGGTCTACGCCATATACGGCAATCCACGCAGCGCGAGGCCAGGACTTCACGGTGCCAAAACGCGGATCCTCAACCTCATGCGGTTCGGCGCTATTCTCCCTGCACCACTTGCGCAGTGGCTGCCATTTGAATTTCTGTCCGAGCTTTTTCTCTACCGGGATGATGGCGGCATAGTTTTTACCTTCCCCGATACGCTCAGCCAGTTTGTTTTTGGCTCGCACAGCGGCGGAAGCTGTTGCCATCGCGGTGACTTCGCGCTTTTCGGAGATCCAGCGCTTCTCTTTGACGGCCCGATCACGCTGTTCGGCGATAACCCGGTTTTCCTTCACCTTTGCCAGCAGGTCTTCTAAAGCCGCTTCGTAGGTAAGTGGGATGCCGACAGCCGTGGCTGGACGGAAGTACGAATCCTCCAGGCGCTCAAAGAAAGACCACGCCTCGTCAGTATCGACAATTTTTGACATGCGAGCCGCGCCTTTTTCTGTCCAGAGCGTCACAGAGCGCGCTTTGTTTGAAATTTGTGCGTGACTATTAGTCACTCGCAAACTCTTCAGCTCTCCTCCTTTAACAGTGAAAATATGGATCCCCTCAATAAATCGGGAATTGTTACGAGAGTGATTTTTACGGATATTGGACTCATCCGTTCCGTATCCTTTGGCAAGAGTATCAGTCGTGACGACCCTCACTCCTTCCCACACGATTACAGGGCAATCGAGGGGATCGACAACCGCATTTAACGGTGCTACATTTACAGCAGTTGATGAAGATTGTTGCATGTAAGACTCCAATCAGTAGTTAATGTAAGCCGCCAGCAGCCACTGGCGGTTTTTCTTTTTGCGCTGTCCTGTGCACTAATCAATGAATCCATTCCTCGCCGCGCAGTTTTGCCAGCATTGGCTGAGCGTTCTTTACGACAAAATTGTTGGTATCAAGATTCTTCATTTCACGAAGAAGTGATTTCTTGGTTTCTTCTGACATGTAGCGAGTCTCATATGCAATATCGTAAATCCTTCCTGAAAGCTCAGAACCAATTTGCTTCATTCCTGGATAGATGTGTTTGCACATTTGTTGACTCTTCTCCATCCACAATTGTAAGTAGCAGAGATTGACCAGCTCTTCGTCAGTAAACTGTTTTGCAATCGGTGAGCATTCTGCCTGCCGATCCAAAATATCCAGCACCCAACGGCGGAACTCTTTGGCCTTGGGCGTAGAAGCAAACATCGCCACCAAGTGAGCGCCTCGGAGTGAGTAAACTCTGACCGATTTGTTACGTAAGCTATTGTTTATCCCGTTGACCTTCATATTGAGGGTCAACGACATAGAGTCGGAAAATTCATCGGCGTTACGAGCATAAATCTGGCTGATGGCATCGGTTTTTTTGTAGCCGAGGGCCTTAGCTAGTTCAGTGGAGGTAAACCAAATAGAACCGCCTTCTGTCACAGGATTAAAAGCGAATCCTTGGAAGTTGTAATCTGATTTTGCTACAATATTCATGTCGATATTTCCTTCGCTGGAATCATTTGACACTGAAGCCCTAGCTGTTCGAGCAGTTGGGGCTTCAACATTTTTAACGACCATTCGCCACCTCTTCCCTTACACCCTTTGCCAGCAAACGAACTATTGCAGAGTTCAGCGAAATGCAGTCCATTTCCGCCAGTCTGCGAAGCTCCTGATCGAGTCGAGAAGGTAGTCGAAGATTGAGTTTGATGTTTTTGCGCTCAGTAAAAAGCGTATCTTGCATTGCTTTATCTCCTTTTGGGGCCAAGTTAACACCTGATGTTAAGTTAACACCATTGCGCGATATGTCAAGTTGGCCCCATAATAATTTTCAAAATATTCTCAGGTGATGTTATGAGTAAGTACCCAAGCCAGATGCAAGATAAGTTCAACCTCCGCTTCCCGGACGGGATGCGCGATGCCATAGCCGAACGCGCCAAAGCTAATGGCAGGTCAATGAACTCTGAGATAGTTCAGATACTGGAGGATGCCATTAAGGCGCAGATTGTTGCTTGGGATAAGCCACTCTCCCCATCATCAAGTGATGAGGTTGTCACTATGTCGATGAGTCAACTTAACAAGATTGTGTCGCTTGCTGCTGAAGATACTGCAAAAAGTGTCGTTGAAAACCTTATAGAAAAGTATGAAATGATCCCAAAGAAGAGCAGCAAGCCCACCTGACCGGCTAGCCTGATCAAATATCAGGCTTCCTGGCGTTCTCTTTTTTGCGGTACTTTGGTCATGTTTTTGGTGATCTTTCCAAAATCTTCATCATAGAAGATTTGTTCCAGCTCTTTGTTCAGCAAAGCTGCAATGGCGGAGCGAAGAAAGAAGCGCAAACAACAAAGTCGTTCAGACCAACTATCAAAGGAGAATGTTATGCGCACCCCCGGCTTAAGGCTGTCCTTGCCGTCTGATATGTCAGATGCTTTTTGTACAATTCTTGATGAATACGCCATACAGCACTCCTTAGCGGAAGAAAAAAATAACGGACCAAAACTGGCTGTTAACTCAGCTCAGGATTCGATGAAGGAGATAGTGATTGAACTTATCAACTCAGGACCATTCTGGGCGGCTTTTAGCGCCTGCTTTATCGCCTATCTAAACCGAAACAGAGGCAAGAAAGCGACCATCGAAAAGGACGGGAAGAAGATATCGCTTGATAACATCACCCACCACGAATTGACTGAAATCCTTGAAGACGCCAAAACAATCGTATTCAGCGAGAGCGACGACAAAAAGCCCACCTGAGTGGGCTGTACGCACCATTCATCACGCTGCCGCATAAAGAAGCTTCATCTGCCCTTTGACGGGGAATGCTGCCATGCAACGGGATTAGAAGTCTCGATAGTCGGAACAACCGTTAGCAATGCTGGTCACAGCAATAATCTGATTCTCAACCAGTTTAAGTGCGTCTGGTTTTAGGTGTTGGTGGATTTTCTCACCGACCGCCAGTCGTGCTTTTACATCCGCGTAGACTTCAGCAGGCAGGACCGGCCCGTAAATCCACTTAGCGCTAATAAGGCTGAATAACATTGGTTTTCGATCATTTCTATGGCGGGGAAGCCCGGTCATTCTGAATAGCGCATCATACAGCGGGTCATTAAAACGCTTTTCCCACGAAGACGGATCGCTAAGCAGAAAGATTGCCTTAATGCGCTCATCATCAACAGGTGCTGTATGGCCGCGAATAATGGCGTCTATTTGTTCGTCACACCAGATTTCAAAATCTACAGAAAGCCAGCGTGCAAAGCGAACAGCCAGTTTTGGATGCAGCCATGTTCCGCCGCCACGATCTTTACGCGCCCGACTGGTTTTTACATACGGGATTTTCCCGTATCTACGCTCAAGTCCTTGAATATATGATTCAGTTTCCGGCAGACGGAGGAATTCATTTGGCACTTTATCGAATTTTTCCGCTGCTGTTGTTGCATCAATCCAGCCATCATCATAGAAGCGCATCGAGTGGCCTTCGAAATTAATTGGGATAATGTTAGACATCATTCTTTCCTTTTTGGTGATATGAGCCAGTTCCCCAGATATGGACAGCCCAAGAGCGGCACGACGGAAGCCACCGTCCTATCTCTGTCTCATATCCCGAAAAGGGCTCCTGGTTTGATTAGCGCGGGGAATGCGCATTTACTGCGGATACAAAAATGCCCCGCGTATGCGAGGCATTGTCTTAAAAGTCACTTGTCGAATTTCTTAAGGCGAGAGATTTTTTAGTGCGGCCCATGCCTCTGCGCATCCATCGCCAGCATTTGTTCTGCCCAGTCCATGACTTCGTCGTATTTCTCCTGAGTCGGCACTCTGGCTTTCTCTTTCTGCGGAAATTTAGCGTTCATGGCGGCCCGGAAGCTGGTCATGGTCATATCCCATGCGTCTGACTCGCTCATGCCTAGGTGAGCAACAGCGGTATAGACGAATGACCGTACATCGAATTTGTCGCTGTATTCACCCTTCTTTCCTTCGAATTCTTCCGGTGGCTGGTCGCCCATTACACCATGAAGAATCAGATGGCGGGCAATCTGGATAACATCCTCGATCGGGATGGCTCCCGGCTTGAACAGAAGTCGCCCCGCACTAGTAACCGAGTAGGATCCGATAACTTCAGCAACGTCACCTTCAGAACAGCGCTTGACTACGTTGGCTGCAGCTGCCGCCATTTCAGCAAAGCAGCGGGCATTAGCCGCTTTTAGTATCTGGGGGTCAGCAATTCTGTGCTTTGGGTAATGGCCCGCATGAACTTTCACGAAAACATCAACGATTTGTTCAGGCGTTCCGATTCGGGACATAGCCAGAAATGAAGGGTTGAGAAATATCTCTTTGTCGCCGGCGCGAATGACAGCCTGGCCGATATCGGTGATTGCTTTCATGAATCCCCATAAGAAAAAGGAGGACGGTGCCTCCTGGCAAGAAGTTACGATGCGTTGACAGTCACTGTGACCGGATTGGTGGTTACACTGGCTGCGGTACTGGAGCTAATCTGACAAGTATATGAACCAGAATCGCCTGTTGTCGCACTGGACTTAGTATATATAGCTGTCGTACCACCGGAGCTCACATTGGTTCCGTCTTTTTTCCATTGATAAGTCAATGATGAGCTATCTGAAACAGTAGCTGCAACAGTGAGAGTCAGGGTGTCGCCAGCAGTCAGTGTTTTACCCTGCGGCTGGGTGGTAATGGTAATAACTGCCCCGACATCACGCACGTCAACCTGACCTGCACTTGATGCCTCAATGGACCACGTTGCCACATCATCGTGTGGAGCTTCATCACCCCATGAAGTAACCATGAATGGCCCTTCGGTGATATCGTTTGGAGAGATGATTTTGAACCACACATACGGCTGGTTGCTGGTCTCCGCTGGCGGGTTATAAACGTGACGCTTCAGCGCGTTTTGCGCGTATACATCCTCTTTGCGGGTAACGCCGTCACCAGAGAACGAAATGTTCTTATAGGTAACAAGATTTTCCTGCGTAAACGCGGCGCTCATATCGGCAGTTGCATCTGCGGTTTCCCACTCTGCATTAACTGTTTTACCGCGCATCATGCCGAGTCGCTTATAGTCACCGTTGGATGGTTGTGATTCTGGGCAGCCAATCGCGTAGTAAACGACGACATCGCGCCCTGTAAAAGCACCCGCTTCACATCCTGCCATAATTTTAACTCCTATTACCGTGTTGTTCGTGATAGCCAAGCTCTCTCGCCCTCAGGAGATAGGCGCAAGAAGCCTCTTCCGGAGTTTTGAATGAACCAAGATATTCGTTTCTGCCGTCGTTATTCATAATCTGCGCAAACCATGGTTTCTTTCTGTTTCTATATGAGACGCCAGGCAGACCATGCCTATTTGTTATTGGGGTGGCCCTATTTCGCATATTCAATTTGTGGGAAACATCGCGAAGGTTTTCCATTCTGTTGTCATCTCTTATGCCATTAACATGGTCAATCTCACCCTCAGGCCAGCAACCATGCATAAAAAGCCATGCAAGCCGATGTGCCTTATGATTTTTCCCACAAAGCTTAATTCGTAGATATCCATGTTTAGGATCCTTGCTCCCCGCAATTTTCCCAGCAAAGTGAGAATTTGACTGATTACATGCCTTCACACTGCTGAAGTGGCTTTTCGGCCTCTCTTTCCAGGTAAATAAACCAGAATCAGGGTCATAGGAAAGAGCCTCACGCAGATATGCAAAGGTTAACTCTTGCATGTCTTTATCTCCGTGTTATCTGGAAATGATGGTTTGAAAGGAAATATCGAAGAGGTAACGGCCTTCTTCGGTCTGGATGGCGGTGATACCGCCGACTGGCTGCATCGAGATGATGCATTCAGTCTGGTAGTCGTCGATCATCGCCTGGCGGATGGCGTCGGCGCGGTTTTCAACTTCATTGATGTCGCTGTCGTTCTGGCCTGACAAAACAAGGATGCGGAAAAAGTCGCGCGTTATGGCTTCCTCAGGCTTGCCACCGCCGTTTTGCTGGATGACAAGGTATCTTTCCACTTCCGTACCTTCCATCTCGTTCCAGAAGCGTTTCTGGACGCGATAACCAACATCAAAGCCATGCGATTGCAACCACGCTCTCAGCGCGTCATACACTTCGCTACGTGTCATACTTTGTACCCTTGCTTGATGATGGCCTTTATCTCGTTGAAACCGTCACGCTCGAAGCCTTTGGTCAGGAACCCCGGCTCGGCATCGGGATCCCAGTAGTTCCCCTTCCCCGTGCCGCCACCGAATTCTTTTCCAGCGCGAGTTCTGCCGAAGTGTTCACGCGGCTGGCCTTTTAGCTTCCCGGACATACCGTGAACGGCGGCAGCGTATGCAGCCGTGTACCCGACCTTTCCCTGCATCCCACCGGGCATTGGTTCAAGCTTTTTGTACTGGCTGTTGATAAGCGTGGATGTGTCAATGGGAGTAAGTAGCGCGGCGTGAGACGATCCGACAATCATGACCTCAGTCAGCACTCTTTCTGTGCGTGGCCCGGCAATTTCTGCCAGCACCTTGCGGGTGTTCATTTGAACACGCTTGATACCTTTTACGGGCATGATCGCCTCACGTCAGAATTTTGTAGTCCGGCTCCTCGCCGAATGGTGACATATCCCATTCCGTCACCGCCTTGATGACGTTTGCACCAGCTTTCAGCGGATCGGCCTGTGCCGTTGTGTCACCTCTGGCGATATACCAGTCACGCTTCGGCATGGTCGCATCGATGCCATTGCGCTTCAGTTCAGTGAAGAAAATCAGGTTCGTGGTGAACTCTTTCCCGCTGGCATCTACCGCAACCTCATTGTTTGCCGTCCAGGTGCAGTCAAGCAGGTAGGGGGTTCCGGTTGTCCAGGTGCTGTTCCAGTCGTCGTAGACTCGCGGGTAAACAGTGGCAACATTGGTATAGCTCCATGCAGCTGTTTCAGACACCGTTATCCTCCCACCGGATCACCTCCGGATTCTCCGCCGCAACCTTCCGGCACAGCAGATACCAGTCACCGTTGCTTTTGACGTATCCGGTAACGCGTTTACCACTGTCGGTCATCACCCAGACTTTGACAAAAGGCTCCGGCAGCCGCTTCTTAACCGATATCCACCCCATCACCGCCCCCCGCCACACATGCATCCACCCCTGGCAATCCATATGCCAGCAAAAGCTGTATTGGTCGGGTCTGGAGGGATGAGGTCATTAGCGCAGCCGTGTTTATCGGTGACGCGCAACAGTGCCAGCGCCCCTTTCCAGCGATCCGGAAACGACTGGTATCGGAATGAACGAGATGCACCATTAGGGCCAGTCTGTGAGCTGATATACTTGTCGCCTTGCGCCAGGCCCATCAATGCGAGCAAATACATCTGGATTGCCAGCGCCTTTGATGCCGGGTAATGCGCATCGAGGCATTCCTGAATGCTGTTAACATCGTCCACTAACGCCTGAAGCATGAAGTCAGGAAGATTTATTCCCTGGCTCTGCAAATACTCTTTGGCCTTCTCCAGCGTTACCATAGCTATTCCAGCCCTGATAATTTATTGAGTTGCAGTTCGCAAAGCGCGCGAAGATGCTTCAGGAGAATCAGCCGTTCCACGCTCGACGAGTCTTTAACCAGTTCGGCGGTGCTGGATATCGCCAGACTGATCTCATTGGTGACGCTCAACGATGAAATCTCAGAAAACTGCGAATATGGCAGTGGTTGATTAATATCTTCCTGGTTCATATAGTCTCCTGAAATAACCCCGCCGGAGCGGGGCATAAAAAAACCGCCTTAGCGGCGGCTGTTATTCAGCAGGGAAAAGCTTTTCGAGTTCGCCATCCGGCAACAGCTCACTGAGCTTTTCAGCTCCCAGATTGCCTTTAAACTCGATGCCCAGTTCAGTCAGGCGCGCTGCGATAATCTCTTTTCGGGATTTCACATCCGTGCCAGCCTCTGGCGTCGCCGGTGTTAAAGCCGCATCAGAGAGCTTAATCACATGAGGCTTCAGCGACGGATGCAGTTTCTCAATTTCAACCACATCACCGACGCTCACGCCATGCCATGCTTTGATTACCTGGTATTTAGCCATGTCGCTCTCCTTATGCCAGGTTGGCGGCGTAGACCACGCCGGACAGGCCTTCGCCGTCTTTCTTAATCTGCAAGCCTTCAGCAGACATGATCTGGAAGTTGTAGTTGCTCTGCGGCATCGGGCGTGGCAGAGGGACAACGCCGACGGCCATGCCGACCAGCGGGGAGATTACGTCCTGGCGACGCTCATAGGCGAGGAACTCATTGCCAGACAGCGCGTAGGACATCTGGATGGACTTCGCAGGAATGAACTTGCTGATCGCATCCAGAACGGTTCCGCTCAACAGGGCATTGGTGCCGGTGTTGATGTCTACCAGATACGGCTTCGCCATGTTTGCCCACACTTCCGGGCTGACCCACAACTTGTCGTAAGCGGTAACTTTGTTGCGGCGAGCCGTCAGGCCGAACGGTCCGGTCGGGCCGAAGAAGGCCAGCAACTGAGCCGGGGTTGCGGTGGTGAGATCGATATTGGCGCCGCCCGCCCCGCTGCCCAGGTTGATCTTCTGCGTATTGCGGTGGTTTTTCATTCCCTGAGCTGGGAGGCCATCAACAACAATGCTGGAGTCGCCGTTCAGATAGAAGTTGACGCGCTTCTTGTGGAATTTGCGCATCTTCGCGGACTGAGACTCCAGCACCAGATCGATACCAACAGTGTTCAGGCCAGCAGCATGACGCCAGTTGACGCCGTAACCGGCAGTAAATACCGGGATCGGGTCGCCATCAGAACCGAAGTTCGTGTGGTCGAAGGAATACGACGCCTGGCCATCGATGCTGATAGAAACGTCATCAGCGATATCGCCAGACACGTTATACAGCTTCGCGGTTTTTCCGATAGGCAGCACAGTCTGCACGCCCATCAGGTCATTGACGATTTCCATGCCAATTTCCTGATCGCGCATCTGGATAATCTGGCGGTCAATCTCGGCCCAGAACTCACGGGCGAAGCCACCTACAGCGTTAGCTGCCAGCATTTCCGGGGTCATGCTCTGGCGATATGAGTTAACCATCATGTCGTGATGATGGTTGAAGATGTTGCGGTTGGCCCACAGCTCATTCCAGTGCCCGCGCAGTCGGCTGTTAGCAGCCAGTGTTTCGGGGGTAAAATACATTCTTGCTCTCCTTTACTCGCCGCCGCCGGTTGCCGGTGCAGCCACAGTGCCAACGCGCATGCGCACGCGGATGAAATCGGTAGTGCTGGCGGCAATGGTTGCATCATCCTGGCTGTAGCCGATCACCGAATCGGTATCCGCCGTTGCCTTCGTGAACTTACCATCTGCGCCCAGCTTGATCGGGTCGTCTTTGGCGTAGGTTCCGGCGACGCAGAGCAGCGCCAGCTCGCGGCCTTCTTCGACGTAGTTGCCTACAGCGGAATCACCAGCGGGAACCGCTTCTGTGATATTCAAGCCCTGATGGTAGGCCACGTCGATGATGTAGATGCGACCAGTAAGCGCGGTTGCCTGCGCAAACTGATTGTCGCCATTGATAACAGCAGCCGTACCGGGAAGCAGTGCTGCGGCGGCGGCGCGGGTTTCGGTCTTGTACAGAGACTGACCGTCGATATTAACGCGGCGATAACGTGCCATTAGTCTGGCTCCTTATTTCTTGAAGTATTCGTCAGGGTTCGGCGCACCGGTTTCTTTCTGCTGTTGCGCAGAGTTAGTGCCCAGCGGAGCAGCTTCGCCCAGCGACTTGAACATTGCGTCCAGAGCTTCGCCAGACAGGGCGTTAGCCACAATATCGCCGTGAACTTTTGCCACCGCTTCACGTTTCGTTTTCTCTTCCGCGCGTGAGTTTGCAGTCAGGGTTTCGGTCAGCTTGTCCTGGTTGGCCTGTAGCGCATCAACCTTCTCCGCCAGAGGCTTAATAGCCTTTTCGGTATTGGTGGCGACGGCCTCGCTAACCATGCTGCCGATTTGTTCCAGTTCTTCTTTGGTTAAAGGCATGTCGCCCTCCGTTTTGTGGTTTGGTGCAGGCTGTTCCTGCGGTGTGAAAAAAGATTTGAGTTTGTTGACGACGGCAACCCATGAACTCTGGCGCTGAACCTCTGTCCCGGTATCATCAAAGACAATCTTTCCGCCTTCAGACTTGTATCCGTAAACCTTCGGTTCGCCATTGTTGAGGATGATTACCGCTTGCGAGTCAGTGAAGTCAGCCACCCAGGCGTATTCTTTCTCGCCGGGAGCGAATTTATCTTTCGCTGCCTTCTCCAGCCTCTGCTCACGCTCGCGATAGGTTTCCCCCACCAGAGCGCCGGAATTAGCTTTCAGTGGAGTGGCAAGGTCAGCGTTAACCATCATCCCTACCCCCTGATCTGGTGTGGCCGCGCCAACCTCATCCAGAAGGATGGCGTCATGATCCATCGCGTGAATTTTCGCAACCCATGAAGCCCCCTGAGCTTTCTGCTCATCGTTCGCTTCCAGTTCTTCCAGGAATACGGCAACGCTGGTATGGATTGGCGGAACATCATCGCCTTTCTCCAGCGCCTCAAGACGCTCAAGAAGACGCTTGCCATCATCTGTACGCTTTGCCACTTCTGTGTCGATCCACTTCTCGACGTAGACACGGTTACCTGACTTCTTGACGTTTTTGTTCCACGCCCCGACATATCCCACATTCAAGCCTTCAGGACTGAAAGCCGAAACAAACTGGCCGTTTACCTGTGGATGTCCCAGCGGTGCCAGCGTCCCTTCCAGACCGGTATAGTGCTGGTCAATTTCGCTGGCAGGATAGAGTCCGCCGTTCATGACCACGTTAGCTGGGAGGGTGTAGGAGGGAACAACCCAGTGCTCACGTCCGTTGTGTTGTTCCCTGCGAATGGCTTTGCTGTTCACTTTTGAAGTGACATTAACCTGTACTTTCATTGAAGATTCTCACGTTTATGCAGCGTGCTTGCGCCCACAACCGCAATGCGAATAATTGGGAACCAGTCCTGCCTGCTTCGCTTTCTCCAGCCCTTTTCTGGCCATGTTGATAACGTTCGGGTAAAGAGGATTTCCCGCCTCATCAACGAGAACAGATACCTGAGTGCATTTGCAGTTGATTGCGTTTCCATTGATGCTGTACCACTCCCTCACATCTTCCGTTGTGTAGAGCTTTCCATGTCGTAACGCGTGAGACTGCCTGGTGGTCGTGCTGAGCGCTGACAAATGCAGTTGACGGGTGAGTATCCCGTATTGCTCCGTTGCCTCATCTGATTCATCCCATCGACCACGGCGCAGCGCGGTGGTAATCTCCGTCCGGGCAATACGATTAGCCCGGCGAGACTCAATACCTGTCTGCTCAGTGATGCGCTTCGCTATCTCCAGAGGGTTCTGTCCGCGCCCGAGACCATCGGTCAGTATCCTCGCCATATCGGCTTTAACAGTGGCACTGATGTTCTTCATTTCCTCAAAGGTGCGAGCGCGAACCAGAATTAGTCTGCGGCGGTACGGCTCACTCAGGAGGATTGCCGATACGCTTTCCTGTCCTGCCGCGTACACGGCTGACTGCTGCGCCAGATTGGCAAATTCCTGCGCCGTGCCGCGCTGATACGCCGGGTTGACGTAATCAGTCCAGAACCAGAACCCAGTCTCGTTATCCGCACCCAAAATCTCATCCACCAGCAATGAGGCATTGCTGAGGAGCATTGATAGCTGGGTGGAGTCGAGTTCGAAGGTGTAGCGCTGGTTTACTGATGGTGATGCAGGAATGCGGTCGAGGATATCCTTGTAGGCTTTGCCAATGCGTTTCATTCGCCTGGCGAACTCGTTCATTGCTCCGCGCTCAAGGCGGTCAGCGCCTGTCGGGTCTTTAAGGTTTCCGGGTAGTATCGGTGATTTCGCTTTCTTCTTCGTCATCATCTATCTCCGGAAGTGGTTCAGGTGAACCCTCATACCCGGCAGCCACACGAATCTCTTCACCAGTAAATACCTGCTCGCCTGTTGCTAATGATGCGCTGTTTATCTGCGACATCTTCTGCGCGGCATCCAGTTTTTCACTATCGCTTTGCGCATTAAGGTCGTCCCAAATAACTGTTTTATGGCCTATCGGGTCGATAATGCCGAGGTTAATCAACTTGTCGCAGAAGTCCTCAATCTCGAATGACAATTCGCCTCGTCGGGACTGGCAGCGAGCATTGAAGTACTTCTGGTCCTCTGTGCTGGAACGCTCGGCCTGCTGATTACCTACGAGAATGCGAGTCGGAATATCTACGCCAGCGGAAGCTGTCTGGAGGTTAACGTCGTAGGTTGCTGTTGGGTCTGCTACGGCAGTGACAAGTGGTGTAACTGTCGCCCCCTGCGTGGTCATTAACACGTCGTTACCCCGGTTAATTTCCCCGGCAACTTCGTTAAACTTTTCCTGTAGCTCATCGATACTCACGCCATACAGCGACGCCAGATTATTGAAGTCGATTTCCTTTTCAAAGTTGACGTTAAGCTGGCGTGCAGCGTTCTTCAGGAACGACTCACCGGAACCACCTTCCACCTTCTCCAGACTGACAAAAGCGTTGTATGCAGGCTCAAGGAAACCGATCGCATCGTCTGTATAGTCACCAAGAATGAAAACTCGATCAGGGTGGATGTCGACACGGCGAGAGGAACCATTGGGTAGAATCTCTGTGTACTGCCACATCTTCGGCTGACCATAATTCTTTGAAACCACTCCGTCATGCCATTCGCTGACTTTCAGTGAACCGGCCCATGCAATACTTACTTTTTCCAGACCACGCCCTTTCGTTGGTTCCAGATTCCACGCTTTATTATCTCGAATATGCAGGAGAATTCCTGCATAGCGGCCAACGAGACGTCGCCGATCAGCATCAAGAAACGCGCGCCAAAGTCGGTTAGTGAAAACCTGCTTAGTTTTGGACTCCCAAGACGTTTCCATGCGTGTTTCATCTGACTTTTCACCCTCAATGATTTCAGGGTTTGACTGCCAGCATTTACCAACAAGCTTTTCTACGGCACCGTGAGCTATACCACCGCGGCGGTAGAGCTTGTAAAGGTCATCGAAGGTTAATTCTTCTTTGAATCCGTATTCACACCAGGCTGAATTACGCTTAGCGTCCAAACCCATTGAAGGATTAAGTAGCCCCATGCGGGCGCGAGCAAGCCTGACGTCATTCAGCGCGTGATTGACGGCTAGTGTTAATTTGTCAGTCATGGATTGTCCGTTATGGTCGTTTAGGTGGTGGAGCAATTCCCCTGGCAGGATATTTGGTGGCACATGGCTGATAACCCGGCCCGCCTTTTCTTTTGCGTTCGCAGCCAGGGCATTTGCATTTGTTTTTCATGATTATTTCCCCCTAAGGCGCTTAGGAATCATCATCCCCATCGATTGAGGTTTGCGTTTGATATACCCGTCAAGACCGTATCGGATTCCATCCCAGCAGTGGTTGTACTTATCCTCGATAATCGGCAAGACTTCGCCAGTGATACGGTCTGTTTTGTACGAGTAAAGCCGCGCCTCTTTCGCTGTTTCTTTGCAGCGAGGATGGATGATGATCTTCTTAAATCCACGTAGGAAAGTGATGCCGTCCTCTACGCTACCCTGCCATTTCTGAGCAGCTGAGATGTTGAATCCCTGCCCTTTGATATGGCTGATAGTTTCTGGCCTGGAGTTGTCGGCTTTGATGGGCCATTTACGCGCTTCAGGGATACCGGGGAATTTCGCATCGTCAGTGACCTCCCAGTCCTCAAGCTGTTTCGGCGTGGCATCGGTTTTGCCTGCATAAAACTTCCACATATCGTCGAGCTCTACGCCATTGCCGTAGGCCTCGTATTCGATGTAGAGGTTGTTATCCAGAATGAACATGCGAATAAGCGTGCTGGGGTCTTTCGCGAATCCGAAGTCAGCACCGAACAGCAAGCGCTCTGATTTCCTCCATAGATTGTCTTCGAAGCTCTGCACGACGTATTTGTTAGCCAGCACCTGCTTATCTGAGTTTTCGAGGTAAGCCCCCTCCCATATCCACGCGTAATCTGCGTAATCAAGGTTTGCCAGGTCTTCCTGTCGCTCTTCCTCAAGCACCGCGGGGAACCATGGATTGTCAACATAGTTCATCTCGACAATAATTGAGCTTTTTGGGGGATTCTTTCTGAAAAGTTTGTCGGTGGCGCTGCCGTCCTTCTCCGGGTTCCACGTAACCCAGATTTCTGAGCCTTCTTCACGAACGGTCGGGCGAAGCTTTTTCCACGCAGTCGAAGAAACAGACTCGGCCTCGTCAACCCAGGCTACAAGAATTCGCGCTTTTGATTTGATGCTGTCTAGGTTATGGCGAAGACCGCAGAATACATAGCTGACCTTGCGGTTCTTTGTCCTGATGTATTTCTCTCCAATGTCGAAGTAATCGTCAAGCCACGCCACGGAGCGAATTGCCTGCTTTACCTCCTCCATGGAGGATTCTTCCAGCGAGTTCATGTATTCTCGAGCGCACAGGATAACTCCACTGATATTGGCTTCTGCCGCTTGATACGCTTTGACGGCAGTCATTAGTGCAAAAGTACGCGTCTTAGCAGATCCACGTCCACCGTGAGCACCACGATAACGGACTCCTTCTGTCGCGAATACAGGAACTAACTTGGCAGGTATCTGGAGGTCAACTTGGCTTTCCATTGGCTGGGTCAACTCCTACCAGGAGAATAGTGGTTGGCTTCGTTGCCATGGTTCCATCAGATGAGGTGTGATCGATAATCTGCTTATCAAGGCCGACCAGCTTAGCTTTGCCCATTGTCGCCGCTACAGCTGCAGATGATTGTGGCGTCTCGGCGCTTAAGGCTTTTTGTCTGGCCTCTTCCAGTTCAGCGAGGAGAGAATCGACGGTGACGTTATGGCGTTGCTTAATCTCGCCCCTCAATTCTTTTATCCTTAGGGCTATCTTAGGGTTATCCTGCAACTTACATGCTTGAACATGTACTGCCTCCGGCTTCATCTTGTCAGCAGCATACGCCGTCCGATAAGCCTCAGAAGCATTACCCGTTTCGATGTATGCCTGACAGAAAGCTTCTTGCTTAATTGTCAGACCTGTCATATTGGAATATTCCACTAGTTATTGAGTATCATGCCTACAGGCACACATAAAACATATTCTGCTTTATCGAGCCTTTACGATAGAAAGCTCTGTAAAACACTCTCGATTTCTTCTACCCCCGCATCGAGATGGCGAGCAATGAGGGATAAACCAGCCATCGAAAAAGCTGCAAACCCCGGTATGCATCGTTATTGATTATCATTGCACACTCACGCAGAAGGAGCTCCCATTAAGGGCTGCGGTCATTGTTAATGCGATGATACTGCGACGATACAACGCTGTTATTTACCCCACTTACTGGCTTGGGTTGTTTCGCGGTACTGCTGCTAATTGGTGACCTGGAATAAATTCCGGTTTCATTATCAAGCCCACCCGTAGATGGGCTTTGTAATGGCTACTTCGCTTTTGATTCCGCTCGCTTACGCCGGCGCTCTTCTTTCCTCTCGGCTTTTGCCATGTCCATGAATGCCTGCATGATCGAGTTCCGCATCATGTAGCTAACAAAGTGATGATTGACACAGCCGTTGAGGCGCAGCTGCTCGCCAAACTCATCCACCGAGGCCAATGCTTCCATCATGCCCTTCTCACCTTTCATGAACTCTGAGAAGTCGCGCCCCGCTCTGGAGGCGCATTCAATGACACGATCACTCATCCCGGAAGCCCTGGGATCGTAATCTGCAGCTGGTTAGCCAGGGAGTTAATCTCGGCGACCAACACTGGCTTCGTATAGCGCCATGCCGCCAGCCCTTGTCCACAGAAGCTCGCCATATCTTTTTTCTGATCAAACTCATGACACTTCATATTGAGCTGCGCACTTAAGCTGTTCCGATGATGAAGCTCTCCGGTGAAGTAGTCATCGAGGACTTTATAGGCTGCATATTTAAATCCAGGGTTTAGCCATGCTGCGTAATCATAAGCAACGAACTTTCCGCCATAAGTTCCACCGTGCACACCGCGTTCCGTAAAAACCACAGATTCGTGGTTTTTCTCCAGCTCGGCTAAGAACTCTTTGGTCTGCTTGTTTCTCAGGTAGTGGTACGGCGATTCAGATTCACTTTTACCACTAGCTTTCCACATGTCAGTGAGGCAGATCATTCCTGATTCATCAACACGGATCGGTGTATTAAAAAGCGTGATTGCTTTCATAGCGTCTTTACCTTTTAGAAAGTGAGCCTGTCTCACAGAAAAGCCGCCCGAGAGAGGTCGCCACCTATAACGGCAATTCTCAGGCTCGCTTACTGAAAGGCTCTCGTTGATATGCGCGTGAGATGCGCGGTGAAATACCGATACAAAAACGCCCCGCATCGCGAGGCATTTTCCTGAAAGTCACTTGTCAAATTTCTATGCGAGGGAAATTATTTAAGGCATTGCGCCCTGATGTACTCCTGAAGCGTTCTCAGTGCTGTTTGGTCACTGATGATTCCGTCCCGGATACCGAGAACGTTTCGTCCAGCAACTGGAGAGAGTTCGACGGTGGCATCATTGCCCATGCCGGAGGCGCTGGAGGTTTCGGCTGAGGATGACACAGGGCATTTTCCTTTGACGAGCACCCGACCACCATTATCAAGCTTGCGCCGAAGAGCATCATTTTCAGCTTTCGCATCAGCGAGTTCCTTTGTATATCTTGCATCGAGGGCAGCAACGTCACGCTGGCGCCCCTGCATGTCGTCAATCGTCTCGTTCGCCAGTTTCAATTTATGGGTGGCGGTATCGCGCTGGCCTTTGTAGGTGATGGCGTTATCACGGTAATGATTAACAGCCCACCCCATTGAAACCAGCAGGCAAATAACCACAGCGCAGATGATTGCGGTTAACCGACTCATGACATCAACACCCCAACGGCCAGAAACCACGGCCACGCATCGTTGCCATTGAATGCGAGCAACGCTGCCATGAAAAAGCAAATCATGCTCATTGCTGCCCCCACAAACAGACTTCACGCTCAATCTCACGGCGAGTCATCAGCCCTTTCCATTGCTTACCGCCAGCGTATGTCCAGCGCCGTATCTGATCACATGCGCCTTTGATATCGCCCTGGTTTATTTTGCGAAGAAGCGTCGATGTTCTGAAATTGCCAGCACCCACGTTGTAGACGAACGAGTAAAGAGCGCCGCGCGTTGTTTCCGGTATATCGACTTTAATGTACGGGTTAATTTGTCTGGCGACCGTGGCAAGGTCTTTATTCAGGAGGGCTTTGCATTCTGCTTCGGTATACGTTTTACCGAGCATGATGTCTTTTCCGGTGTGTCCGTGACATACAGTCCATACACCAACAATATCTTTGTATGGTATGTAGCTGACACCTTCCAGACCATCATTACCAGTTGGCCCAGTAATCAGTGCAGAAGCTATTGCGATAGCCCCACCACCAACGGCTGCCAGTACGCTTTTTCGAAGGGTGCTGTTCATCAGATTTCCTTTGGTGCTTTCTGACCGAGTTCGGCGATAACCGTGGCTGTAGCTGATGGATTTCTGGAGTCGGTTTTATTCAAAATGTCCTGCAGTATCTTCGTTCGCTTCATTTGCTCACGCTTGTTGAGCCGGTAAGTCAGAACGCCGAGGATAATGCTGAACGCGACGCCAATGATGAAGCCCCAGTCCTGTAGAGAAAGACTGGCAAAGAAAGCCGCAAGACCAGCGCTACCGTATGAAGCATTGCTGTATCTTTCGTCCATCTTCATTTTCTCACCCCCTGAGTGCGGGGATCTGTTCAATTTAGGAATTAACGTGGTTGTTGAGTGAACAAATCCAGGATACGTTTATCAGTAACGTGGTTTGCTCGTTATTGCTTTCGCGAGGAAATCACTGGGGGTACTGTTGGTGCAGTATCCCCACCCATCGCATTTAACGGACATTAATGGATGCACTCATAAATGCATCCTGTAATGAGCATTCTTAATTTTGTTAATCTATAACCCAGGACTTATTGTTAACAATGCATGAAATTGTTGCTGTTGATACGCCGTATTGTTTAGCAATACCCGTTTTCGTCATTGATTTGCAGTCGCGTATTTCTTTCACCTGATCCATGGTTAGCTTTGCCCTGCCATTTTTCTCTCCTTTGGATGACATAAGGCTATTAGAAAACGCATGCAGAATATTCTGTTGTGCCGTTACCCACTATAGGTTAGATACGTTATTATCAGTCTTTATTCCATTCTTGTGGTTTACCTGTGGGCACAATTTTTTATTATCAATGAATGTTTCAGCTACCAATCTATGCACTTTATGTTTCTTTGCTACGCCTTCCGAGTAGAGGGATACCTGCAAATATCCATAACCATCTACATTCGGCTTAAGCCAGCGCCCTTTCCTTAACTTTCCGCCATCATCAACTCGAGAATGAGAATAAACTCGCCCATCAGTCGTTACAGCGTACTTACCTTCGTAACCTGCGATATCTTTTGCGCTTTCACTCAACATGAGCTACTCCTTTTCACGAAGCCCAGCCAAGCGCTGGGTTTTTCATTTGTGTAAAACGTCCTACCCCGTCGCCACGAATGTGCAAGGGTATCTGGATGTGTTCTGGTGATTGGCGATAGGACGCTTTCAGAAAGGTCGTGCTTAAAACGCAAAAGCCCCGAGCTATCAACTCAGGGCTTGTTTGTTTGGCTGCTCTGTTCGCTTTTGCTCCGAGCATACACGAAATGTACTACTTCCATTTCGCTTACGCAAGTTATTTAGGAAAATTTACCTAAATTTTATGCAGCCTGTGGAAATTCCTTCTCAATTTCGCGCCTCATTGCATAAAAGATTTCTGAATCGAGCACATTCTCGCACCAGACAACCCTTCTCCTGCATGATTGGATATCCATTCCAGTGACTGCATTCAACAGCCTGGCGATATCTTGCGTGCAATTGCGGTTGCAATATCGCTTAATAGCTACATCGCGGACGGGGCTTTCACGGTGAAACGTCTTTACCATCACACGTTCAACGAAAGCAGCATCATCAGATTCTTTGGCGAGAGCGATGATGTTGCTGAACGATGATTGAGGGATGACCAGTTCGCGAGCTTTCTGATAGAGCGCATCTCCACGCAGCCCATCTTCTTCGTAAAGGCGCATGACGACAGACTCAATCTGTTTGGCCTTGTCATCACTCCACTGGCTACGAATCATCAGGCGACCGATAACGTTGATTGCACCACCAGGAGAATCATCCCCTGCATTAACCTTGCCCCATACCTGAAGCATGTAGTGAACCCATGCTTTCTGGCGTGAGTTGATGGTTTTCTTCGGGTGCTTCCATACGCGACGGAAATGAGCATCGTCGATGAAGTTGACCATGCTGAATATCGGTGTGAGCCTCATAACTTCCCCTTATCTTCCCGAGTTAAATATCTGTCAGCCTGAATTAACGCGTTGCATTCGCGCGCGAGAAGAGAGCGGCGTTTAAATCTAATTGGTGGTAAGAAGTAGGATTTATGAAGAATATGGAGAGCACCATAGTTGTACTCTGGCTTTATCATCATGCAGCCTCTAGAAGAATGTGGTAGTCCCTCAAATACATGCCGCCAAAGCTGTATCGAATCCCCTCTCTTACATCTTCAAGCTCGCAAAATGGGAAATAGCTCAGATAGAATTCTGCAGCTCTGTCGGCGGCACTAAGAAGCTCTGTCGCGTCATTTACTCGCATCACAAAAACAACATCCTGAAAGATGGCTGCTGTTTCACATGGGTATTTGATTTTCTTTACATATTCACGTGTCATGAAGCATCGCCTCCCGATGTCTTGTTCAATCCAAGCCGGTTCACCAGTTCACGCTCTCGCTCATGCAGATAATCCATCGCCTTCTGGTGTTGCTCCGTCATCTCTCTGACGCTGCGTAATTCAGCCTCGTCACGTTCACGCTGCTGTTTCGCCTGGTTAATGCTGGTTACGGTCATAGATACCTCTCCCGCCCTGATGAATCATTAAAACGCCGTTAACGATGGCGTGATACCTGGCTTCTTTGTCGTACAGATAACGCCTGACTGTGTTTCGATGGCACGATAAGCGCCGAGCGACTTCTGTCTGGTTTCCGTATGTCTCAATGAGTAACTCTGGGATGGTTTTGATAGATGGAGTCATGCTGCCTCACTTCTGCTTTCACACAGGTCTTTAAGTTTCTGCTGATACTCCGCCTTGATTGCCTTGCACTCTTCGACAGTCCAGCGGTGGCGGTTATGGTTTGATTCGATTTCGTCTACTGCTTCTTGCCCGATACGGTTAATCAGTTCGACGCGATACGGAACGAGATTTCCACTTTTGTGCTGGTTGCACACCACGCATTGCTTGTGAATATTGCGTTCATCAAATCGGAGTTGAGGTGCCGCAGCAGTTGTCCGGTAATGTCCGGCATCCCACTGAGCAGACGTGAGCGTTCCGCACGAAATACATGATAAGTCGCGGTCTCTTTCTCTGATGAAGGCGTTTACGGCTTGTTGGG